GCCGGGCGCGGTGTCCTCGGCCGACGCGGCGCCGATCTGCGCGAAGGCCTTCACCAGGGCCGGCAGGTCGCCCAGCCGCGTGCCGGTGGGCAGCACGAGGTCGAGAACCTCTGGCGGCAGGTAGGCCGCCGCGGCGCGTGCAGCCAGCGCGGTCTTGGTTTCGTAGGCCTGGCCCCATTCGGTGCGCAGCGCGGCAACACTGGCCTGGCCCGCCTCGGCCAGCCGCGCCATGTCGGCGGCCTGCATCTCGAGGTATTTGCCGGCCACCAGCTGGGCCTGCGCCGGCGTGAGGTTCGCCTCGTGCGCGATGCCGGCGAACGCCTTGGCGGTGTCGTCGCTCCACAGCAGCTCGGGCACAGTCTCGGGCCGCGCGATGGTGTAGCCCTCGGCAGTCTCGGGCACGCCGATGGCCTTGCGCCACGCCGCGGTCACCTCGGGCGCATCGCCGTCCTTGGGCACGATCGCGCCCTTGCGGCCCACCAGTTCCTGCGCGCTCACCAGCGCCTTGGCCAGGTCGGCCAACGGCGCTTCCTTCGCCTCCGGCGCATACTTCGCCAAGGCCGCGTGGCCGCGCAAATCCGGGGGCAGCGCTGCGTGCCATGCCGGCGCTGCTGCTGCTGCTGCTGCTGGTGCTGGTGCTGCGGCGGGCGCTGGCGTGGCGGCCGGGGCGGGGGTCGAGGCTTCGGGGGTCGTGGCTTCGGTCATGGGGTGCTCGTGCGTTGGGGTTATGGGCCAGGATCGGTGGCGGCCACCGGCACGTTGGTGCAGGCCTGCACCGGCAGCCAGGTGTGGTTGATGGCGCCAGGCGTCGCCAGCACATCTTCGCACGCCGCGGTGACGGTGTAGGGCGTGCCGCCCGCTTCCTCGCGCAGGCCGGGAAGCTCCTTCAGGTTGGTGGCTATGGCCTCGCCCTTGCGCCAATACTGGCGATAGGACTGCGACGGCTGAATGGTGAAGCAGGTGCCCAGCGTGGGCGCCGTGGCCAGGGTCAGCTCCAGGAAGGCATACCCGGTGGCGGCGGCGCTGTTGTCCACCGCAATGGCGGTCACCGGAATGCGCTGCGGGCGCAGGCCCTGGAAAGGCGCGGCGGCGCCCGGAATATACTGGCGGTGCGCGTGCACCAGCATGTTGATGTTGCCGGTCGGGAAGGCCGCGGTGCCGCCCTCCAGCGCCTGGGTTGCCGCATCGGCCGCCGGCCGCGGCACCCACACCAGGCGGTTGTTCGGCGTGATCTTCACGCGCACGCGCACCACCAGCGGCGAACCGGCCTTCACGTGCGCGTTCACCACGTAGGGGATGCCGTCGTATTCCTGCGGCACCAGCGGGTCGAGATACCGCGCCTGGCCCAGCGCCATCATGCGCGCCAGGCGCATGGAGGAACCGACCGACTGGTGCGCGCGATCGGACGCGGTGGCCACGTTGTCGGCCTCGCGCGCGTCGTCAAAGCTCACTGCGCAGTTGGCGGAACCCAGCAGGTAAAGGTTTGGCACCACGGCGAAGCCGGCCAGGGCCGGGTCGTTGCTGCGTCGGCCGTTGACCGTCATGTGCTCCTGGGCCTCGCGCAGCGCCAGGATGAAGTATTCCGATCCGCTGCGCTCGCTGAAGCCGGGCTGCACGATGTACATGCGATAGGGCTTGCCGGCGGCGGCGAACTTGGCGCCCATGAAGTTGAAGAAAAGCCTGATCGCCCGGCACTGGTTGACCTTGCTGCGGCCCTTGGTGTCGGCAATGTCCCAGGTCTGAAAAAACTGCGTGAGTATCCATTGATCGGTTGTGGCGTTGTTGGCCGCAATGATGCTGTCAACCGAGGCCGCGACGATCTGCCCCACGGTGGCGGTCAGCCGCGCATCGGTGTTGCCCGAGAGCGGCGTGTCATCGCCTGGTGCAACGGTGGGGTCGATCCAGTCGGCCACGAAAGCGGAACCACCGCAGCCCGTGTCCCCCGCGATCATCGAACCAATGCTCGCGCCTTGGCCGCCATAGCTGTTGACGGTCCAGCCGGGCAAGCGGCGCTCGATTTCCGCCTTGCGCTCGGCCACCCCGTTTTTCGTCCAGCTGGCGGCGGTCAGCGCGGCTTCCATGTAGGCCGATGTGTTGCTGCGGAAGAAACCGCGCTGCGATTGGCCAATGTCGATTTCTGACACGACTGGCATTTAGGGGTATCCCGTGTTGGCCCAGGCGTACGCCGCATCAAGCTCGGCGTCGCTGGCGGCGCCGGTGTAAACCAGCAGCCGCTCCAGGTCGGTGTCGGCGGCCTGGTTCAGCGAATAGGCGGACGTGCCCAGCTGCCAAAGGCCCTGCGCGCCCAGCAGGATTTGCGAGAACTGCGCCTGGGTCACGCTGCGCGCCGTGCTGCTGACCTTGGCCGCGCCGTTCAGCGTGCCGCGGTTGATGTTGTCGCCGGCCAGGTTGGCCCGGCACACGATGATGTTCCGGCCGATGATGGGCGTGCCCATGCTGGCACTGACCACGCCCGAACCATCCGCGCGGCCCCACACTGCGGCGTTGGCGGCGCTGAAACGCAGCTTGTAGCGGTTGAGGGTGTCCACGTTGTCGCCGCTGTTGGTTCCGTTGGACAGGTCGATGATGACATGATCGGCGCCGGCGGTGCGTCGGTGCACCACGGCCACCAGGGTCACGCTGGCGTTCGCCACGTTCCACGGCGTGGCGCCGTTCAAGATGCGCGCCGCCGTGGTGTCGGCGGCCACGAAGCGCAGCGCGCGGCGGGTGCCACCCATGGAAACGATCTGCAAGCCGCCGCTGAAAGGGTGCATGAAGGCCGCAGCGTCGGTGCCCGCGCGCACCGGAATTTCCGCGCGCATGGCGCCCAACGGCTCGTATGCCAAATCGAAGTCCTGGGCCAGCGTCAGGGCGCCCAGGGTCGGCGCGGCCGGGCCAAATGTGCCGAAGGCCGGGCCGGTTGGAGCGCCGCCGTCGATCAGCGCCAGGAATGCGAAGGCGTCGGCGCTCTCGCTCGGGAACCCGAACACCACGCCGGCCACCTGGCGCAGATGCGGCCCGGTGGTGGCATTGGGCGTTGCCTTGTAGGCGTTCATCGCAAGCTCGAGCAGCTGCGCGGTGGTGAGGTTCTCGATCGCGATGCTCTCGCTGATCCCAGGATCGCCGCTGCTCATGACGGCAGCGACCAGCGAGCGCAGCGCCCGATCGCGCGTCTGGCTTCCCCGGAAAATGTCCCAGGACGGCACGGTCTACCGGCGCCACCCGAGCAGCAGTGCCGTGGCCACCAGCGAGGTGGTGCCATCGCCGGCGGTCACGATCGGCCGCACGAACCGGAAGTTCTGCACCGCCCGATCGCCACCCGCAGCGGTGAAGGTCAGCGCTGCGTTCGCTTCATCGGTCAGCGTCACCCAGGCGGTGCCGTCGTTCGACCCCTGCATGGTGATCGAGCCGCCGGTGCCGAAGGTGCCGGTGGCCTGCAAGGTGTCGCGGTCGAAGTCGGCCGCCTCGAAGGGCGCGCCGTCGTCGCCGTTCAGCAGGCCGGTCCACGTCACCAGGACCGCGCAATTGCCGACAAGGTTGGCCACAAAGTTCCGCGTTGGCATCGTCTACCCCTTCACCATGCGCAGCGGCCGGGCCGCCAGCTTCATCAGTTCGAGAAACACCTCGCGCCGGCCCTCGGCCCGCTGCATCGCCTGCGGGTCCAGCGGCAGCGCGTCGCCGAAATGGCAGAATTTCGAAAGGTGGTCCCACAGCCGCTGCGCTTTGGGGTCGGCCGGGTCCAGCAGCTGCGCCACGATCCGGCCCAGCTCATCGCGCGGCGAAAGCTGCTGCTCGTCGCTCATGCCGCCAGCCCCTCGGCCACCTGCTGCGCCTTGGCCATGTCGAGCATCGCCTTAGCCTGGCCGGGCGCATCAGCCGACATGGCCGCGCCCTGCTGCGCCTGCTGCCGGTCCGCCCGTATCTTTGCCACGTCGCGCGGGTCGCGCAGCACCTCGGCCGGCGCGCCCTCGGCGTCGAAGATCGTGCGCACCACCTCGTCCATGTCGACCACGTCCAGCACGGTCGGGTCGGCCTGGGCCAGCGTCAGCACCTGCTGCACGCCGCGCACCACGCTGCCGGCCCGCGAACTGCGCTGCGCCCGCGCCAGCGGCGAAACATAGGTCACGGCGAACCGCGGATCGTCGGCCAGTTCCGGCGGCAGCGGCGGCAGCGCATTCGCGCGCTGCATGATGCGGAAGATGCGCGCGATCAGCGGGTCCAGCAGTTCGCTTTGCACGCGGCCCAAATGCGGGCCGAGCAGCCGCACCTTCTCCTCCTGCCGCGCGATCACCTCGGTGGCCGTGGCGCCGGGCGTCGGCATCATCATCAGCAGCGAGCCGAAGAACGCATCCTTGATCTGCGCCCGCTTCTGTTCGCTCATCGCAATGTCGAGCTGGAACGAGGCGCCCGAAGCCAGCGGCTTGATCAGGTCGCGGCCTTGCCCGTCGAGACCGCCGTAGGTGATGCCGTTGGGCACGATCCGCACCGTGCTGAAGGCGTCCTCATCGGCGGCCAGCAGCGGCGGCGCGGCTGCCCGCTCGGCCGCCTGGGCCAGCGTGCGCTCCTGCACCTGCAACTGCTTTGCGTCCGGCAGCGCCATCATCGCCGGGCTGTCGCCATAGGCGAACCCGCTCAGCGTGCCCCAGCGCGTGACCATGTAGGGGAACTCTTCGAAGCCCCCCGTGCGCATGACCTTTTCGCCCTCGGCCAGGACGTGCATGGAGACGAACCGTTTGCCGCGCGGGCCCAGCATGTTCGGCTGGTAGACCTCGTTTGGCACCACCGCGTGCAGAATGCTGAAGCGCTGCTGTTCCTGGCCGGCGCGGATGCTGCGCATCACCACGTCCGGCGTGTCGGTCTTGTATTCCTGGAAAATCTGCGCCGCGGTCCACTCGAAACGGCGCAC